AATGGCCTAGACCGCGCCCATCCGCTGCAGGATCACGATCAGCGCGATCAGCAGGGCGACGGCCGGGATCACCCAGCGCAGCCAGCCTACCGGCGGCGGGAACGGGATCTGGTAGGCGATCGCGCAGACGATCCCGACCACCACCAGCACGATCAGCGCGAAGATCAGCAGGTTCATCGGCCTTTCCCCCGCAACACGCCGTCGGCCCGCGCGTCGATCTTCTTCTTCGCGGTGGGCGACAGGTTTCCGGCCTTGACCTGCTGTGCAGCCCTGGCCTTGGCGTTGGCGGCGTGCGCCTTGTCCGGCACCGGGTAGGACCGGCCAGGCCCGGCGAACGTGGACTTCGGCAGCGCGTTGCGCCGCTTCGTCGTGAGCTTGCTCATTTCAGCCTCCTTGTACGATGCGGGGCCGGATGCGGCGGGCGAACCTGCTCCAGCACGCCGCGGATCGCGGCGAACGCCGCGCTGTCCTGACCAATAATCCGCCGCAGGGCGGCGTTCTCGGCGCGCAGCCTGGCGATCTCGTCTACCGGCGGCCTGGGTGGGCGTCCGGCCTGATGTTCGGCGATCCACGCGAGGTACGCACTGTTGTCGCCCATCGGCGCCACGCCGATCGGGATCGTGCCGGTGATCTGGATGTTCGTGTTGGCGAGCCCGCTGGTCTCCGTGTAGTCGGTGATCAGCGGCGTGGTGTTGTCCCTGAAACTGACCCCGTTCGAGCCGCAGCGGACGCTCATCGACGTGCCGATGTCAGGGAAGGACTGCAGGAAATTGGTGTCCACCAGCCCGTTATGGACGCCGCAGACCACGTAGCCTGCGTACATCGTCCCGAGCATCGCGTTGCCGCGGATCGTGATCTCGGAGCCGTATTCGCCGGTGATCCCCTGGCTGATGCCGCCCGTGCCGCGCTCGTAGCGGTTGTTACGGATTGTGACGCGCAGCGACTGGTTGGCCGGGGTTGAACACCACTGGATCACGTCGGGGTGGGCATCGATCTCGGGAAAGAAATTCGCGAAGCTGTTGTCGTCGATCAGCAGGTCGTGCGCCCCGCAGACGATGATCCCGTCATTGGCGATGTCGTGGATGTGGTTGTGCGCGAAAGTCAGAAACCTATCGTCGTTGCCGCCGCCGCCGGTCCCTTCGTGGTCGATTTCGCTGTTCTCAAGCGTCACATGCTGGGTCGCGTTGGTCTTGAAGCCGGTGCCGCCCTTCCAGCCATCGGCCCTGGCGATGTGCACATGGTCGAGGATGACGTGCTGGCTGTTGCCGACCGTCACGGCGGCGTTGTTCGTATAGACGTGGTCGAAGGTGATGCCGGTGATCGTCCAGCCGACCACGCCGTCCAGTGACAGGAACGCCGCCTTCACGTCAGGGCCGCCCTGCAAGGTGATCGGGACCGTGTGCGGCGCGGGCATGTAGAAGCTCAAGGCGTCGTAGCGGCCAGGCGCAAAGACGATCACGTCGCCGTCGTGGGCCCGGTAGATCGCGTTCCAGTAGTCGCCGGTCGGCGTGACGTGCACCGTCGCCGCGCCGACCGGCCAGGCGGTCAGCAGCGCAAGCAGCACCGCCCAGCCGAGGCGGCGCATCACAGGTTGTCCCGGGCGCCCTTCATCATCTTGCCCGACGGCTTCATGCCCTTCAGCAGACCGGATTTGGCCTGCGGCTTGAACGCCGGCTTGCCGGGCCGGAACTTCGCCGCGGGCGCGCCGCGCTTTGGGGGTGCAGATCGTTTCGCCATTTCCTAGCCTCCGAAAACTATCAGGCCGGCCACCAGCAGGGCGACGGCCACGCAGATGAAGAACAGCGGCCAGCCGCGCACCTAGTGGCCTTTCTGGCTGGCCCGTTCACGCTGCGCGAGCTTCGCCCAGGCCTTGTCGCGGGCCGCGCCGTCGAGCTTGGCGACATCGCCCCAGGACTGCACGCCGGGCGAGGCGCGCGCGGTCGGGCGCACGCCGGTGTCGGCCGACCGCTGGATCGCGTCGAGCTTGTCGCCGGCCGCTTTCGTGCCGGTCCTGAAACCGCGCTTCTTCGCCAGCGCATAGACCCGTTCCGCCGGGTCAAATCCGGCCTCCATGGCCATCCGCACCACGCCGAACAGGTCGTCGGCCAGCTTGCGCTGTAGGTACTGGCCGGCGTAACCGGCGTCGGTGAGTTCATCAGTGCGCGCCTTGCGGTAGAACACCGCCGCCTGATGGTAATCCGGGTGATCGATCGCGAAATCGCTCTCGGCCTCGGCCATCGCGCTCCGCAGCCCCTCGACCTGCCGCTCAACCGCCTGCTGGGCGGTGGTTTCTTGGCTTTCGGCGACCTGCCGCTGGCGGAACAGCTTCAGGGCCCGCTTCACCGCGTCGATGTCGCCGATCGGGTCGTCGTTGTCCTCGCGCAGGCCGGCGATCGTCGCCAGCAGCTCGTCCTCGTCGCCGCCGCCCCGCCCGCGTTCGAGCCGTTCGAGGCGGCTTTCCAGATCCGAGGCCTTGCGTTCGGCCGCCTGCCGGCGGGACCGCTCGCGGGCCGCCTGTCCGGCGTGGTTGTGGGCCCGTTTCTCCCAGTCCTCGGCCTTCTTGCGCGCCGCGGCCGGTTCGTCTTCCTCCTCGGGCTCTTCGACCTGAGGCTCGAGTTCGGGTTCTTCGCCGTCTTCCGGTTCAGGACTGTCGGGCGGGTCGGAATAGGCTTCACTCATGGCGCTGTTTCCTCGTGATCACTGCGGCTGGCCGCGCCAGCCAGGCTGGGTGACGGCCGGCGGCACACCGGGCTGCGGCAGGGTCGGGGCGCCGGGCGTGCCGGGCTGACCGGGCGCCGCCGCCGGGGGCTGCGTGCCGCGCAACGGCACCTTGTCGCCGCCGACGCCGCCGCCACCACCCCCGCCGCCACCCTGCGGCTGGGTGCTTTTCAGGAAATCGACGCCGAGCCCGATCTGCGAGGCGTGCGCGTCGGAGACCGCCTTGAACGCCTGGGCCTCCTTGTGGGTCTTGTCGGCCTGCTTGACGCCGGTGTCGGCCTGCTTGTTCTGCAGGTCGGAAACGCCCTGCGCGATCTTCGCCTGCATCTCCAGCTGGGCGTTCTGCTGCTGCATCTGGATGTTCATCTGCGACCGCTGGCGGATCGAGTTGGCCAGCTTCATCGAGACCGCCGCGGGCACGTCGAGGAACGGCAGGATGTCGGCGATCTCCTCAGGCCCGATCAGGCCGGCCTGCAGCAGCTGCGGCAGCAGCGGCAGCATCACCTGCATCACCTTGGCCTTCTGGTCCGGCCCCGACGGCGCCTCATCGACGATGATGTCGTACTCCTGGGTCTGCAGGCTCTGGGCGAGCGGCACATACTGCGAGGTGCCCGCGTCCACGATCCGCACCAGCTTGTCGGGCGGGAAGTAGACCCGCATCTGGGCGAGCAGCAGCTGACCCTGGTTGCGCTGGTAGCGGCGCTTCGCATCGAAGAACGCCGAGAGGATCCCGTAAGCCGCCTGCTTGCGCTGCTGCTCCAGCACGCCTGCCTGCTCGCGGCCGACCAGTCCGAGGATCTCCTCGTTCACCCCGGTGCAGGCCTGCACCATGTCCTTGGCGAACTCCATCAGCTGGAACAGCGCCGGCTGGACCGGCGGCGGGGTCTTCGGGGACATCTTCGACCCGTGCGCGCCGCTGAGAGCCCCTGGCTTCAGCCAGGTGATCTTGTCGGTCGCCGACCAGGTCTGCTCGAACCCGCGGATGTCATCGACCGCGTCCTCTTCCAGCGCCATGCCGCCGTTGGCGTTGGTGCGGATGATGTGGAGGATCTCGGAATAGAGCTTGTTGGTGAACCGTTGCGGATCGACCATCGGCTTGATCAGGCCGAACCAGGTTCCGGCGTTGCGGTCCCGCTTGCCGGTGATGCACTTGTACCTGAAGTCGTTCTCCTGCAGCTGCTCCTTGCCGAGCAGCTCGCCGCCCGCGGTGAAGGCCCGGTAATAGACCTTGTGGTGGCTGGAGACGTACTTGAGGTCCGGCATCTGCGCCTGGACCTTCGAGAAATCGTCCGGCGACAGCTTCTGGATCTGGGTGACCGAGGCGTCCTGCTGCGACGGCATCGCGGCCAGCATCACCGGCTCACGATCCCACCACTGCCACTCGCAGACCACGACGGTGTCGAGGTCGGTGCCTTCGCCGAGCATGCCGTGCGTGTAGCGGACCCGCGGGTTGACGATCGTCAGGCGCTTGCCGTCGCCGACCGCCGCGCCGTCGGCCGAAAGATCCGGGCGCTGCATCTCGGCTTTGAAGTCCTCGAAATCGTCCGGCGACATCGGGATCTCGCGCTTCACGTAGCGCATGTCCTCAAGGCAGCGTTTGCGGGCGCTTGGGTCGGCGCGCATCTGCAGCGGATCGACCCGCTCCTTGATCAGCATTACCTTGTCGCCCTCGACATCGGGCCGTGTCTCGGTCCAGCCGAGCCCGCAGATCAGGCAGTCCCAGAAGCTCTCGCTGTCCTCCTGATCGCCGTTGCACTCATCACTGACGTACTCGGCGCCCTGGCTCAGCACGTCGGCCACGCCGGTGTCGCCGACCTCGCGCGGGTAATACTGCACCTGCTGGCGGTTGGAGATCTCCGCGCCCTGGACCGCATCGATCACCGGGCCGGCCAGGTTGAAGGTCACCGCGATCTTGCGGTTGCCCTCCAGCTGGGCGATCTCCTCCTCCGTCCACTGGTCGCCGCCGACGAAGCCGTACCAGTAGCGGGCCTTTTCCAGCCACGCCGACCAGTGACCGGCCAGCTGGCTGTCCCACTCGTCAAACCGGGCGAGCAGCGCGTCGTCGCTGCTCTCGGCTTCGGCCGGGGTGGCCTGGGCGTCGAGTTGCGGGCCGGTGTCGCGGAGGTCGCTCACTTGATCCGCCTGACCTCACCGACAACCGGTGAGCAGGTGCAGGCCGCGCCCTTGAAGATCGCGCAGTCGCCGTCGTGATAGACCGGGGCCATGAACACGCCGGGCCTGTCGGTCTGCAGGGATTTCGACCGCTCGATAAGCGTCCGCATCGCAGGTGAAAGAGGGACGGTCCTGCTCATCGGCGGGCCGCAATCTCGTTGAGGTCATGGATCTGCTGGCCGATCTCCTCGAACAGCTGATGCAGCAGCGCGGCGACCTCCAGGGTCAGCGGCTGGCGCTCCAGCAGACCGGCCAGCCGCAGCAGTTCGGCGCCCCAGACGTTGATCCCCTCGCCCTGCCGGTAGCGGGTGGTGTGTTCGAGACCGTGCTGCAGATCCTCGCGAAAGCTCATCTGGCCTCCACCGGCGGTTCGTAGACCGCGCCGAGCGTGTGGATCGCAGCGGCCACTTCCTCCAGGGCGCGTTCAATCCGGGCGATCTCCCGTTGCGCCGCCTGCAGCTTCTTCTCGGCGACGGCCCGCTCGCGGACGAAGTCGTCGGCGGCGGTGACCAGCAGTCGCACCGGCAGCGGCGCCTCAGTCCGCAGGTTCACGGGCGCGTTCATTCAGCCGCCTCGCGATCCCGGAATTCCGCGTACCGGGGGTGATCCTCCGGCGGGGTCCAGGCTTTCGCCTCGACCAGCGGGTGCTTCCGCCGCCAGGCGCGCCGACGGATCTCGTAGCGGCGCTGCAGCATCTCGGCCCAGGCCGACATCTAGCGGCGCGCCTTCTCGTGCCGGTCGTCGTGCCGGTGGTCGTGCCTGTCGTCCTTATCGTCCCTATCATCCTTATCGGCGCGGGCCGGAGCCTCGGGGGGCTGCGCCTCGCCATCGAGACGGCTGATCACCTCTTTCAGCAGCACCTCATCAGGATCCTCAACGCCGAGCTGCGGCTGGCCGACCAGACTGGTGACCACGGCCGGCGGCGGCAACGTGCCGTCGTCTTCCGGCGGGGCCGGAACCGTCACCTGCACGAAAAGGCCCGGATAGGGCGTGCGGTCGGCGCGCAGCAGCCACGTCCGTCCCTGGCTGTCGCGATGCGTCGTCTCGCCCTGCCTGCCCCACAGCGTGCGGGCGAGACCGGCGATCATCTCGACCTCGGTCTCGCCCAGAGCCAGTTTCGCCGCCTTCGCCATCGCGCTCTCCACCTCTCAAGGACGGGTCGATCTCGGTGGATACGTCCGCGACCGGCGTCAACGGCGACCGGTGTCCGCGCGCCATCCACCCGAAGCCTTCAGGGGGTGACGCAGGGCTTCCGTTACCCCTCCGTACGGCTGAGCTTCCGCGTGACGTGCGCCTGCGCGCGGTGCTAGGAAGGTTCGTCGCGTCACATGCGCGAGGGTGCGTCGCGGGAGAGGCAGGTCAAATTAACTGCCCCCCCGCCACCGGCCGGCATTCGGTGACCCCCGGTCGGTGAACCGTGTCCCAAAAAACCGTGATACCCCGCTGAGCCGCAGCACGTACCCTTTGGGGTAAAGCATGGGGAAAGCGCAGCACGCGGGGTCTCGTACCCTCGGCGTTTCGGTTCCCTTCCGAGGAACGACGACGGCCACGCGGGATCGATCCAGCGGCCGACCAGGTGGCGACCAGGCGTCGGCCGACCGACGGCGCGCGCCTAGCACACCCAACGGTCTAGAGCGCCTTGGCGAGCGTTTCCACCCGCAACGCCGACCGACGCTGGCGCACGCCGACGACCGACAGCACGCAACGACCGACAGCCCACGACGACGTGCACGACGAAGCCCGCGCTCGGCGCGGGCCGTCGCGGATCTGGAAACACGCGGAAGCGAAGCCGGGCGGAAAAACCGCCCGCGCCCCGCAAACCCGACGGCGCCGCGCGCCTTAAGCGGCGAGCAGCTCGCCGGCCCGATAGAGCGCGAAGCGGCGCTTCTTGGCGCCGTGCGCCGCGATCACCGGTGACGCCTTCGCCTTGGCGCTCGACCCCATGCACGCCTTGCACGACGCGCAATCGGTCTTGGCGCCCGCTTCCTCGGACGCGGGACAGACGAACTCGAGACGCGCCGCGACGGGTTCATCGGCGAGACGGATGCGGAACGTGCGCCAGCCTTGGGCGCGCGCTGCAAACCCTTCTGCGGGAGTATCGGCCGACGCCATACAGAACCGCTTCAGCTGCGGCGCCTTGCGCCATTGATGGGTGTATCCCGTCCAGCCCGCGGCGCGTTCGGTGAGAGCTTCCCAGATCGCCACCGGAACCGCGGCGGGATCTCCGTACGCGCCAAGCCGAACCATGCGTCCGGCGCCGATGGCGCGGATTGCGTCAAGGTCGGCCGCGGTGGCGTAACGTCCACGGTGCGTCGTGCGCCACACGTTCAACGGCGCTTGCCCGAGATTGACATAGCAAGCCGCGCCCCGGTGCGGACAATCCCCGCAGACGCTGGCGTCGGCGCCCGTCTCGACCGCGGCGATAGGATTGATGTCATCGCGAAGGATCCACGTCTGCAGAAGGTCACCGGTCTTGCCGTTCGTGCTGGTCTTGGTGAGCCCCGAGACCACGACGACGATAGGCGCGCCGTCCAGCTCGGATGGGCCGCGGTACAGAATGACACTGTTAGGGTTGTACATCGGGTCTCTCTCTCACCGCGCGCAACCGTTGCGCGCCCGAGGGGAGATACGACTAAACGTCGTAATACCCAAGCACTCATTCACGCCGAAAGGTGCGGCATCCGGCCACACGGGAAAGGCGCATCTTGCCGCTTGCTACATACGACGTTCGGTCGTACGAATTGGGGGTCAAGACCGATAGGAGATCCCGTGAACTTCGAGACCGACACCCTCTACGTGGTGGAGCTTTACGCCGCTGGCGCCGAATACGCCGCGGACTGTCTCGGCGAGTTCTTCGCCACCGAGGCCGACGCGATCGCTGCGGGCTCAGATGAAATCCGCCGCGTGGCCGACTTGGCCGACACCGAACGCGAAAAGACCTTCGATTGGGCCGTGCGCTTCACCGTTCGCGCATGCCCGCCAACCCCCTACGCCGACTGACCCTTAAGGAAATCGCATGACAACCTACACCGAAGACGCCGACGCGGAATTCGACGCGCTGGTCGCCGAATTCGACGTGTGGATTTCAGACCCGGCTCAAACCGCCTTCGCGGGCGCCGGTGACGCGCTGGAAATCCGCATGTTCGCCGAACTCACCGCGCCGCAGATCGCGTGGCTGGACGATTTCATCGCCCGTTGGGATGCAATGGAAGAAAACCGCGCCTATGCGCCGGACGAAGACGCCGCGCTCAAAGCTGCGTGGGATGCCTCCTGATGTGGCTCGCCACCCTCGGCACGCGGCACTTCGACTTCGAAGCCGCCGCTCTGACCGAAGCCGGCGCGCGTGACGCGCTCGCCGCTGGCCTCGCCCATCACGCGGCGCAACACGACCTCGACCCCGAATGGGTGACCGACATGCTGGAAGACGCCAGCATCCGCGCCCTCACCCTCGACGCTTGCTACCGCGACCATAACCAGATCACCGGAACCTGACCCCATGACCTATCAAGTTGCATTCCCGGATTTCCCGGAAGCCGACATGCCCGAGATCCCGCAAGGGTTCGAGGACACCTCGTCGCACGACGACGCCTGTCCCTCGTTCGAGCATCCGGGCCTAGGGCTGCGCCTTCACATCGATTACGCCGACAAGGCTTTGAGCGAGATCCCCGGAGGCTCGCGCTTCGGGCTTTACCAGCTTGAACGCTGGGGAGACGCTGACAGCGGCGGATGGGACTGGCCGACCCTCGGCACGACAGACCCGAAGCTCGTTGAAACCGACGATTGGGGCGCCGTGCTTGCGGCTGTCGCCATCGCCGCCCACAACCCCGCCGCCTGATTTTCAACCCGGCTTCAAGAGACCCCATGACCATGCACTCCAAGGATCCCCAAACCGTCGGCGCTTACCGGACTGTCGAAGACCACTTCGACAGCGTGTTTCCAGATCATCCGTTCTTTCCCGACAGCCACACGACCGGCGCCACCGGCTTCGCGCTGGCCTCAATGGAACTGGACAGCGAATGCGGCGACGACTGCAAAGCCGCCATCGACGCGGCCGGCAAGCTCGCCGAGAGCATCCGTATGGCGTTCGGCGACACCGACCCCCGCCTCGCCATCGTCGCCAACGTCGTCGCCGACGTTTGCCGCTGCTACATCTCAGGGTGACCCGATGACGCCAGCAGATCTGCAGACCGCCCGCCGCAAGCTGGGCATGTCCGCCGCCGACCTCGGGCGCGCGCTGCGCCTCGGCGGACGCGATCCCGGTCTTCAGGTGCGCCGCTGGGAGCGCGCCATGACCGACGCGGTCCCCGGTCCTGTACAGGTCGCCGTGGAATTCTTCCTCCGCGACCTGAAAGCGGCGAAAGCGGCCACCCTACCGGCCGACCCCGTGACGCCCGCCCAGCCGCCTCCTAGGCCCGCTGTGCCGACCTTCAGCCGCCGACGCAGCCCTCGCTAGGCGCCCTATCGGGCGCAGCGAGATGTCAGCGTAATCCGGTTCGAGCGCAGCGAGACCGGATTACGCGCCCCATAGGCTCGACAGCAGCCCCCGACCCTGAGACCGACGCCACGGCTTGCCGCTGGCGTCGTTTTCGTTCGGGGCCCTGACGCTGGCCGCTAGGGTCAGGATGGTGGCGTCCCACCCATCGGGCGAGCGGAGACCGCGCTTTCTGATGTCTTCCTTGCTCTCGATCACCACGAACTGGCGTGCGTCGTATTTGTACCCGGCCGCCACCGCGTCGGCGTGCAGCGCATCGTCGTCCGGCAGATCCGCGCCGCCCTCGTCGGCCAGCCAGTCCTTCGCCCGCATGTACATCTCGGCTCTGCGGTTGCGGGCGCCCGGGACAGGATCCCCCTTGCCGGTGTAGCTGACCGGGTCCATCGCCGCGCCGCCGAAATTGACCCCCTCGACCAGCTTCTCGTACTTGCCGCCCCAGTCCTTCAGCAGATCCACCACGCCGGCCCCCATGGCGCCGAGGTCGATGAACACCTTGGCGGGCTCGTCGTCGTCGATGATCTTCCGCACCCAGTTCGCGCCCTGGATGGTGTCCAACTTGTAACGCCGCTCGACCTTCAGCACCTTGCGCCCGCGCCGCCACGCAACCGCGAACGCGTCGTCGCCGAAGCGGGCCGGATCTACACCGACCACCAGCGAGCCGATCGCCTCACACGTCCGCTTGCGCGCCTTCAGCACCAGATCCGAAGGTATGAACGCGTCGTGGCCGGTGGCCTGAAAGGCTTCCTGGCTGGAAGCCGGGTACTCCTGCCGGAACAGGTTCGGATCCTTCAGTTCCGCCAGCTTGGCGCGCCGCCAGGCCATCTGCTCCAGCGTCAGGCTGTAGATCCCGGCGTAGTCCTCTTCCTCGTCGTTCAGGCTGAAGCCGACCGGCGGGGGCCGCTGGTATTCCGGCGACCAGAACCACGGGCTGAAAATCGCGATGAATTCGTCGCCCCCGGCCTCGCTCTGCTGCCAACGCTCGTGGAACGCCCCGCCGATCCCGTTGGCGGTGCTTTCGAGGATCACTTCGGTTCCATCCAGATCCGGGACGGTCTGCAGCGCCCCGGCGAAATGCTCGCTCGCACTCGGCCAGAACCCGCACTCGCTGCCATGGAAAAGGCTGGTCGTCCGGCTGCGGCCGGTAGCTTTCGACCCCGCGGTCGAGACGAAATAACCGCTGTCCAGCTTGCTGAAGTAGAGCGTCTTTGCGTTCGCCGCCCCGGTCATCGGACGCATGCCGGACGGCACGTTGCGGTGGAACCGGTCCACGATCCCGAACAGCTGGTCCGTCGCATCCTGCTCGTGCGTCAGGATGAACACCTGACATCCGTAGCTGTGCGTCACCCGATGGTAGTAGCGCGCCCCGACATAGGTCGAAATTCCCTGCTGCCTGGCCTTCAGGCATAACGCCCTGACGCGGCCGGTTTCGGCCCGCTGCGCCTCCAGCCTGGCGTGCACGTAGTCCTGCACGCTGTTGAACTTGAGCGGCAGCGTCTCGCCCGCCTTGGTGCGGATCTTCAGGCAGCACTCGGCGAAATACGGCAGCTGGTCCTTGTACCGCTGGTGCAGGTCGCGGAACTCCTGCGACATCTGCACAGGAGCCAGGAACGCCGACACTCAGGCCCTATCGCAGCTGGGCCAGCGCGTCCTCGTGACTGATCGCGCCGAGGGTCGCATTGAGATCGAGCCGTTCGCCGTACTTGTGCGGCGCCAGCTTGCCGGCCATCCAGCGGCGCTGCTCGCACCGGAGCTTCGACCGGCTGGTGAACTCACGGTCCTCGATCACCTCGACGGTCCCGTCGCGCCGCTCGATCTGCCGGCTGTCGCCGGAACTGTCGTCGGCGATCTCCAGCCCCTCGTACGCCAGCAGATCCGCCTGCTGCTCCTTGGCGACCGTGTAGGCCTGGCGGAACTCGGGATACTGCACCAGCCAGCGCATCACGCTTGAGATCCCGGGAAACCCCTTGCGGGTGGCGCACAGGAAATCCAGCCCGCGGGGCGTGGTGGCGACGGCCTCACAGATCTTCGCCGCGACCTCGTCCGAGTACTCGATCCTGACCAGCCTGACCGACATGGGGCGAGGCGCTACTTGTAGGGGCTGTCAGGCACCGGGAAGCAGTTCTCACCGGGATTGCTGGTGTAGTTCGGGCCCCCGCCGGCCAGCGATTTTGTGCGCGGCGCCCCGTTCAGCGTGTCCGACCGTTTGGGGCTCGCCTTGCTGCTCGACGTATCGGCGACGATCGGATCTCTGGGCGTGTTCATCTTGGCCACGGGTGAAGCTCCTGCAGGAAGTTTCAACTGCCGGATTGGATACGTCCGCAGGGCGCGTCAAGCCGCCGGGGGATGCAGGATCGCCTGATGGCCGGCGCAGTACCAGCCGCCCTCGACCGTCACCGGCAGGCAGCAGCTCAGCGTATCGGCGCCTGCGCCGCCCACCGGGAAGCAGCACTCGCCGGCCAGCCGCTGCTCCCAGAGCCGCGGGCTCGATCCCGCCAGCGGCGCCGAGGCCCGGTCGCGCCGGGTCTGGGTCTTGACCTGCACCCCGTGCATCAGGTTACGCTTGCCGGTCACCCGCATCGCCACCTCGGCGATCACGCCGGCCCGCGAGGGCAGACCCATCCGCTTGCGTTTGTTGGCCACCGCGGCGCGGCTCACGCCGAGCGCCCGGGCGATCTCGCCGCTCGATCGTCCGCCCCGCCAGCCGTCGGCCAGCATCTCGGCCTGGATCGTTGACCAGGTGCTGCTGCTCATCGAACCCTCCCCTGCTGCGGGTCGCCGAACGGGATCTCGTCGCCGTCGTCCGACCACTCCGGCGCGCCCATCGGGTTGCCGATGTTCGCCGCCTGGAACTTCGCGCCGGGCCAGATCGCCTTGGCCATCTGCAGACTGCCCGGGATCGCATCCAGCAGGTGGCCGATCTCGACCGCGGTGTAGACCGCCGTGAACCGGCCGCTGGCCTGCACCATCGCCACCTCGGCCTCGGTCTGCACGAGAGCCGCAACACTGCCGTCGGCCAGCATCACCTCCCACACCCACGGCCGGATCGGCCGGTGTCCGGCGGCTTCCGCCGCCTGGTCGAGCGCCAGCCAGCCGCGTTGCATCGCTGCCGCCTTCTGCTGCACCGCTTCCAGCAGATCCCGTGTCAGGATCCCGGCCTCCCACGCCGTCTGGTAGGCCTGCGACCAGGTCGCCTGCTGCCGGCGGAACCGGGCCCTGAGGTCGTCGCCGGCCAGCTTCTCGGCGCGGCCGGCGCCCCACTTGGTCTCGATCTCCTCCCGCACCGCCTCGACACCCTCGAAATATCCTCTGAGCGCGCCGCAATCCTCAGGTGACGGCATGGCGAACCTCCCTTGGTGAGCCTGACGGAGACCTGGCGCGGCGACAGTCGCGATCAGGGCTGGGCATTGTCGAACTCCTTCAGTTGGGCGGCCACGCTGTCGATCTGCGCCTGTATTTTCCGCCACCGCTCCAGATCCCTTTGCCGGGGTTTTCGGATGTAGGCCTGCGAGTTCGCCAGCCGCTTCTCCAGCCGCTTCAGCGCCGTCCGCAGATGGTTCCGCTTCCACGCCGGCCGCGGCGTCCAGTCCTCCACCGGCCCACGCATCACCCGACCTCCCCGCCGAGGACGGCGCCCAAGGCTGACGAAGGCGCCGAAGACCGGCCCCCCAAGGCCGGGTTCTTCGGCGCTTTCGGCGTCCTTGAGACGCCGTCCGTCCGAGGCGGAAAACGCCGGTAAAACGGCACGTCCTTCAAACACCTCTCTTGAAGTAGTTCTGTAAGAACTACGAAGAGAGAGGGCGCGATCACGCGCGCGTACGCGAGGCCAACATGTTGAAACCATTCGCAGAATTTCGTCGATCGCCTTCGAGGCTTATGCCTCACGGCGCCTTCAAGGCGGCAATCCTGCAGACACCTTGTATTACAGTGACTTAGCAGCTGCGCCCTAGAAGGCGAGGCGAGGCAGCGATTATCGTCAGTCATCGGACGTTCTCCAGCCGCGTTTCGCATGGTTCCTCGACGTGAAGATCTGGCCTTCCTCGATGCACTCGCGGATCCCGTGGCTGACCTGTCCGCGACTGACTTCCAGTTCAGTGGCCAGCATCGGAACCAGCGCCTTGAACAGGTTGCGCGGGCTCCCCCTGGCCTCCAGGAACGGCTTGCCCATGCCCCAATTCCAGCCGACCAGGTCGCTCACCCGCTTCTTGATTTTGGCTGTGGTCGGGTCTTCCGGCGGGCCCTCGGCCTTGAAGATCCCCGCCTCGTAGGTCAGCCGCATCGCGGTCTCGTCACCGGCGCTGCTGTAGTTCGCCTTGCCGCGTGTCAGCGTGCGCTCGTCAGGCCCGCCGGGATCGGCCTTGGTCAGGTAGAGGCGGCTGCGGACACCCGCTTCCCACGCACCGCTGCCTGAATAGCCGCGGCCACCTTCCTGCGCGCCTGACAGGCTGGGATGGCCGACCAGCAGCACGGTGAGGATCTGGCCTCGGGCCTTCTGGTGGGTGATCAGCCCTGAGAGCATGGTCTTCAGGAACCAGTTCACCTGCTCCCGGGCGTTCTCGTTCGCGCCGTACACGTCGGCCAGCGTGTCGAGGATCAAGAGTGATGGATCCAGCTGCTCAAGCTTGTTGACCAGCTTCTCGTAGAACGGCCCTGCGCCGGCGTTTCCGGCCCGGTCGAGGGTGACCAGCCGGTTCTCTTCGCCGACCCTCGTCGCCATCTGGAACGCCTCGAACGGCCAGCCGATCGAGTACCCCATCGCCTCGCGGATCTGCCACATCCGCCGGTGCAGTTCGTCCTCGTCGTCCTCGCAGAAGATCCCGAGCGTCGCGCCAGGCTTCGTCGTCAGGTTCAGCCAGTTCTGCCGGCCGGCGCGCGCCGCGCCCAGCTGCATCGCCAGCAGCGATTTACCCGTTCCCCCACCGCCATAGAGCGAGTTCACCACGCCTTCGGCGACCCAGTCGTCCACCAGCCACTGCCGCGGCGGCGGCTCGCCGACGAAGCTGTTGAACGTCCTGAAGCCGGCCGGCTCGTCCTCAGTGTCGGAGGTGTCGCCGGCCGGCCTGTCGAAGCCCTCGTTCAGCCGCTCGCCCCATGGGTTCTGGTGCGGCTTCGGTTCAGCGGCGGCGGCTTTCACCTTGCTGTCCCAGTGCCGCATCGCGTAGCGCCACTTGCGGCGCAGCTCGCTGATCCCGCGGCCCTCGCGCTCCAGGCCCTCGGCGTTAGGGACGCCGCTGAGCCGGGTTTTCGTCGTCGCCTCGTACTGCTGCCAGAGCCGGGCGATCTCGGCCTCCTGCGCCGCCTCCGGGGCCGGGATCGGGCTTTCCCGGTAGAGATCGACAACCGCGCCCCAGACCACGACCTGCAGCTTGTGTTCGCGGTCATCGATGTCGAAGCCGAAGTCACCTTTCGTTCCGTCGGGGGACGGGACGTGTCCGGTTTGTCCGGTCGTCCGGTCCTGTCCCCCGTGTTCCAGCCGCAGCTGCTCGATCGCCTCGATCAGCCAGTCCGGCGCGACGGCCAGTTCGACCTGCCAGGGCGCCAGCCCCGGGAGCCATTCGTAACTGTGGCCCGAGGTGTGCATCGACGGCGGCGCCACCATGAAGCCGCCCTGGCCGCGCACATCGATGCCGACCGCCGAGGCCTTGAAGGTCGGCGGGCTCCAGCCGGTCGGCGCGCTGAACAGGATCTGCTCGCCGCCGCCGCCGGTGCGCTGGCGCGGCGTCTCGATCTCCAGCCCATTGTTGTGCACGGCCAGCAGCCCGATCCACCACTCTCGGGCCCCGAGGTTCTTCTGGGTGTCGAGGTCGATGCAGAACATGCCGCCGGACGCGGCGCCGGTGACCAGGCCCAGGTTCTTGCGGTTGCGATGCTCGCCGCCCACCGGATCGTACCAGCGGGCGAACACCGTGTCGGTGACCAGTGTGTCCTGAAATTCCAGCCAGCTTAGGAGCGCGGGCCGCTTCCACTGGCCGCCCTCGGACGGATGGTGCGACGGCACGACCTGCAGGCCCAGCCGCCGATAGGCTGCGGCGTAGCTCGCCGGTGTGGCGAATTCGTCATCGAAGTCGAACGGCGCCGACACCACGCATGCACCTTGAAAAAGCGGCCCGACGCCCAGGAACGAAACGTCGGGCCAAGGGGGCGGTCAGAAGTCGTCAAGCACCGGCTCTGGCTGGCGGACCTGCTGTTGCAGGGGCTGCTGTTGCGGGGCCTGCTGTTGCGCGGGCCCGGTCGGGAAGTTGGCGTCAACGTCGGCCTGGGTCGCGGCCGGCGCGCTGCCGACCGGCGCCGGACGACCGCTTGCCGGGAGTTCCGGCGGGCGCGGCACCCACTTCAGGATCCGCCAGATCGGGATGTAGTTGGTGCTTGAGACCGGCCGGCCATCGCCGCCCTTGCCGCTGGAGACGATGCTCTCGGTGTCGGCCAGTTCAACCACCGGCAACATGCCGGGGTTCGACTTCACACCCTCCAGATAGAGGTTGTGCAGCCGGTCCATGCCCTGGATCGAGGCCTGGGCGTTAGCCGCCATCTCCTTCACGCCGCCGCCCGCTGTACGGCCGAGAACCATGAACACGCGAAATCCGGCGCGGTGCTGGCGGGAGGGGCGAGCCGGCATCGGCTCAGAGAGCCTGACCGTCTGCAGGTCAGGGGCGTCGTTGGTCGGGAAGCTCAGCCAGCCGTGTTCGATGTTTTCGAGATCCATCACGGCCTGGAACTGCCGGGTGATCTCGATCGTCTCGTTCGACCAGCCTGTCGCACTCTGGGTGCGGTCAACACGGAACAGACGCCCGGCGCGGGCGTCGTATTTCAGGATGTCGTGCCTGTCGGCGCCGCCGCCAGGCGGGGGAAGGTTTAGCGCCATGTTCGTCAGTCCTCGTCACGGTGGCGCCGCCAGGGCCGACGCCTGCCCATCGCTCACAAAAATCGGATCTCTTCGGCCTCGATCTCTTCGGCCCGCTTTTCCAGCATCTCGGTGATCGGGTCATTCCACGCGGTCGGAAACTCGAGTTCATGGTCGATCAGCCAGGCCTCGACCTCTTCCAGCTGGAAAGGCGTCAGGGCGCCGGCGATACGGTCCTCGATCTCGGCCCAGATCCCGGTCTGGCGAGCCCGGTAGGCGGTGACCGGTGTGAGGCTGAGCGCCAGCGGACCCGGGCGTTTCATGCGGCACGCTCCATCAGCTGCAGGACGGCCTGACCGATCACTTCCGGGATCTGCGGGACGACCGCGTTGCCGAGCGACCTAAGTCGGTCCACCCGGGCGGGAACCCCATGAGCCACTCGACCCACGTCGGGTTCAGTGAGCCACTGGCTCTCGACTGTCCGACCACCTTGCCGAGATCCGGCGACGAGCGGTCGAACGTCCCCGCCGACGCCCCGTCCTTCCAGTCCCGGGATTTCGGGGTCGGCCAGAGCTTCACGGCCGTTTGCAGGTTCATGCCGCCCTGCAGGTTCGGCCCCCGCCCAGCGCCGGTTGATCCGTTCGCCCGTGGCGTCGGCCACATCCGAAGCGACTGGTTGACCGCCCGCCCCAGTTCGTTGCCACTCGGCCCGTTGCTCCGGCCATCCGGGCTGAAGCCGTGCGGCGTCGGCCAGATGGGCTTCAAGAAGTCCCGCGGCGACCGCCCCGCGGATCGCATCGCCGAAGCCTTGGTGTTCGAGGCTTCCGGCGTAGGCAACAAGCCAGATCCGGTCTCGCCGGTGAGGGGCGCCAACGGCGGAAGCTGGAATACAGTCCCACCACGCATCGTACCCGACCGCGGCCAGGTCTCCGAGAACCTCTCCAAGCCCTCGATAAAGGAGAGCTGTGACGTTCTCCACAAAGACGAGGCGGGGTCGAAGCTCGCGAACGAGGCGAGCGTATTCACGCCATAATCCCGACCGCTCGCCCACGAGGCCCGCGCCACGGCCCGCGACACTGATGTCCTGGCAGGGGAACCCGCCGCAGATGGCGTCAACGGCAAGTCCATCGGCAGCAAGCCGGTCTGCGGTAAGGGTGCGTACGTCATGATAACAGGGCGCCTCGGGCCAGTGCCTCGCCAGCACACGCCGGCAGAACGGGTCGATCTCGCAGAAAGCGACGGTCCTGAACCCACCGGTCTGCTCAAGCCCGAGGCTGAAGCCGCCGATGCCCGAGAAGAGGTCGAGGGTGCGGAGCTGGGTCATCACGCCGCCTCCGCGCTGCACATCAGGCCGCACTCAACGTCGTGTTCATCGTCGTCGGGCGCCGGATCAAACAGGGAGGGCTGCTGGGTGACCTCGCGCTGCAGGGTCGCGTAGCTGTACTCGGTGACGAACCGGCCCTTGCCGACCTTCTCCTGCTCGATCCACCAGTCAGCCGTCCCCGGCTGCTCGCGGATGATCGTGCTGAGCTTGCCGCGCGATTTCAGGAAACACAGGTCGCAGTTGCCCTCGTAACCGCGCAAGCCGAGGTCGAACGGCTGGGCCCCCCAGAACGCCATTACGTCGGCCTTGGTGACGCCCGCCTTCATCAGCGGCATCGCCATGCGATCGCGCCGCTTGCCGGCGTCGTTGCTGGCCAGCGCCTTCAGCACCCGGTGGCCTTCGTCGGCCCGCAACCCGATGATCGAGGTCCAGTGGTCCCAGCCCAGGGTCTCCTGGGCGAAGAAGCCCATCACCTTGACCTTCAGTTCGTCGGTGCAGAACCGGGTGACCGCGTTCGGCGTGTAGCCGCGCGCCTGGATCACGGTTGCGAACGGCTCGCCCTGCCGGCTGGCGCTGTTGTGGCTGACTTCGGTGAACCGGTCGGCCAGCGGGCCGTACCGCTCGCGCCGCTCCAGCCAGTGGACGTGGACCCCGAAGGCCTCGCTGCACCGCTGCACAAAGGTCAGGGTCTCTTCGCGCTCCTTGCCGGTGTTGGCGAAGCAGACGTGCACGTCGTCCGGCAGCTTGCCGTCGAAGGCCCGGACGATCTCGTGCAGCATGAACCCGGAGGTGCGGCCCCCGGAGAAGCTGATCAGCGCCGGGCCCTCGATGCGATAGGGGCTCATTCGCCGTTCTCGCGTCGGCTGAACCAGATCGTCGTGTCGCTGGTGACGATGCTGTAGGAGTGCTGGCACATCGCGTGCAGCAGGATCTCGGCCAGCTGGGATGCACGGGTGAAGATCTCGCCGGGTGTCCTCGGGAACCGCGGGTAGTTGATGAAGCCGATCCGCACGCCGGTCTCGGCGCCGCCGGTGAAGATGAATTCCACCGGCTCGACGGTGACGCACTCACCCACCTCAAAGGTGAACTCGCGGCAGAACTCCCGGGCGGTCTGGAGGTCGCCGCCGATGTAGATCTGGGCCGTATAGGTGGTGGCGTTGGCGGATTGCATCTAAGCCGCCTCCTGCTCATCATCGCTCAAGGATGTGCAGACCGCCTCCGGTACGACCGCATCTGCGCCAGCCCGAGGCCAGGAAACAGTAACCGGGATTAGGGCTCCGCACTGCTTCCGCACGGACGTAGGTGTAATGCCTCTCACCAGGCCAGACGTGATCAGCGACAGCGTCTGCCTGTCGGATAAGGAGTGACGAGAGCGTCGGGCCCTCGTTGCGGAAGATGGCGCAGTTGATCCCTCGCTGCCCGCTGGCGTCAGCAAATCGTCGCCAAACAAACATGGCGTCTCCGCTTTGGGTGCGGAGGCATATTTTCTCACCCGGCCCGACGAAGATCGTGCGGACACGACCGTCAGCATAGCGGTAGGCGCTGTAGTGCCGCTCATAGAGGGCCAGGCAGGTCCGGTCGCCGTCTCGGGTGATCCACCACAACGGGCCGTCCTGAAAGGGCTATCCGCCATCAGGCCGCCTCCTGACCATGCTCCCGCAGGAACTGGCGGCGTCCGTAGTCGGCGATCAGCGCCGCCTCGGCGCGCCCGTGGTGGGCCTTGTTCGGCCACCGGCCGGTCTCTTTCGGCCAGCGCAGCGAAGCCGCCTTGCGGCTTTCGTCCTTGTCGCCGGTGACGCCTGCAGCGCGCTTCCAGACGCCAGGCAGCACCATCTTCAGCGGTATGAAATTAGCGGCGACCACGCCGCATAAGAGACCGTAGACCTGCCCGAAATCGAACGCCTGCACCGAGCCCTCGTGAGGCCGTGACCACACCCGCTCGATCCAGGCCTCGGTGATATGCGCCGCCTGCTCATCGATCAGCTGGGCCAGCCGGTAGGTGTCGATCTCCTTCTTGTTTTTCAGCTGCAGGACCGGAATGTCGTGGATGGCGACCAGATCGCCGGTCAGCAGATTGATCAGGGCCAGGTCGCCCCGCTTGCCGCTGTCGATGCCGAGGATCAGGTCGCCGCTCATCTGAGCGCCGCCAACAGCCAGCCGGTCAGCAGACCCAGCAGGAACGCGACCATCAGGATCAGGGGCGTACGGAGCGCCCACATCAGGCTACATCCTGCAGCTTGTTTTTCCGCACATCGGCCGCGATGGCCAGTTCATGCAGCGTGCAGAGACCCTCGTCCGCGAACAAGCGCCAGTATTCCGATGGTATTCGGTCGCGCAACATCCACGACTTCACCATTTCGTACCGGCTACTAAGGCCAAGCTTAGCATGGACCTTTTTCGGGCCACCGCCGTCGCGGATGATTGCTGCGTGGGTTCTCATGGCCAGCAAGTATAACGGGTAAACCGTTGTGCCCCGCAAGCTCTCATTTTTCGGAGCGTGTTGGCCAAGCTTAAAAAGTGGGCATACTGCACCGCGATGGAGACCGCGGGGACAAGGCTACGAGCGGCGCGTGAGGCCGCAGGCTTTGCAACGGCCAAGGCTGCTGCGTGCAGCATGGGCATACCTGTTACGACCTACACCATGCATGAGGCCTCGGTTACCCACCTGCCCGCCAAGCGGGCCGAGATGTACGCCAGGGTGTTCGACACCACACCGGAGTGGCTGCTCTACGGCCGGGATCCGCGATCGCCTCCGACAGGCGTGCCGCTGCTCACCGAAGACGGCGAGAACGTCTTCGGGATGACTGTGCGGACGCCGGAAGCCGGCGCCATGACCAGGGCGCTGATGGTTGAGGATTTCAGCCCTGAACTCGACGGCTGGATGGCCTATTTCGAGTACCCGCAGGGTGGGATGACCCCTGACCTGCTGGGCCTCCTATGCGTCGTTGCGGTGAAGTTCGAAGGTCTGCCACGGCTCTGGGTGCGGAAGCCGATCGCGGCTGAGACAGCCGACCACCACCATCTGACAGAGGGTGCTTTTCCGCTGTTCGATCAAATAATCTTGTGGGCGGCTCGCATAGACTACTTCGGTCGCGGCTGATCTGGCGTCTGCCGCTGGTGGCGGCGTCTCTGAGCGCAGCCTTGAATTCTCAGTACATAGCTGCGCCGTACCTGAAGAACGGATTTTCCGGGGCTTGCAATTGCAGTGCGTTCTGGCGCAGCGTCAGGTCCATGGAGGGTTCTCCTATGACCTGCCAAGCGAAACTATTTGCACCCGCGCACGCCGCGGTGATCCTTCTCGATACGGAGCGATACGAGGACGCGATCCTTACCGGCCGTGACGGCCCACGGGATCCGATCAGAGGCGACGGCTTGCGGATCGTCTACGACGGAAGCGGCACGCTGCCGGCGACGACGTTCGTCGGGCCGGACGGTCAGGTCGAACTGACCGGCGCCGCCGAGATCCATCAGGCCAGGTTGGCGATGGAGCGCGCCGACAGGCTCGCCGAAGCGTTCGGCCCGGAACTGGCTTACGACCAGTGGAAGGCCCTCCAGTCGTGAGCGGCCGGCAGCTTATGATCCTCGTGGACCTGATCCTGATCGGCGCCCTGCTCGTGGCGATCGGTTACTTCGCTTCGGTCGGCATCCTCGACGTGATGCAGGGGACGGTCGGCCAATGAGCCTGATCGCCACGCCGGTGGACTACTTCATGGTCTGGACGAAGTCCGGCTGGGCGCCGCGGCGCAGGCACATGACGTTCGTTGACGCGATGCGCGAAGCTCGCCGCCTGGCTGAACTGAGACCGGGCTCCGAGTACGTCGTGCTGCACGCCCTGGGCAGTGTCAGCGTCCCGCGCCAGCCGATCTCAGCCCAGGCGCTCTAGGGAGGGAGCCCCATGGCCAGAACAATTCCGCAGATCCGCGATCGCCTACATGCGATCGCCACCGACCTTGAGGTGGCCGGCTTCGCCGTCCTCAGCGGCGAGCTACACGGCCTGGCTGAAGAAACCCGGCGCCTCTACCACGGTCGGCGTGCGCCGGTACGTTCCCGCAAGCTCACTGATGAACTGGCGGCGCGGATCCGGGACGACGCCTGGGCGCACCCGACCGAGCATCAGGAACACATCGCGCGACGCCACGGCGTGGTCGGGGGCCGGGTCAGCGAGGCGCTCTACGGTAAGCGCGGCTAGTTGTTGAAGTTTTTCTGGCGCACACAAGGAAAGGTGGCAGTATGCACCGCGAAAACAAGCTTGCTGAGGCTTCAATGGAAGCTGGGTTGGGCAGTGCGGCAGTCAGCCGTTTTCCGAACGCACCGCCGGCGATCCGGGCCCTGCCTGTCGATCCGCGAGGCTACCCGATCCCGTGGTTTGTCGGTGAGTTGAACGGCGTCCGCGATTTCCGGGTGTTACATCCCAGCGCCATCGTGAAGGCCGCGCGCCACAACACCTGCTGGATCTGCGGCAGGCCGTTAGGCCGTATAAAGACCTTCGTCATCGGGCCAATGTGCGCCGTGAACCGGGTCTCGTCAGAGCCGCCGTCGCACCGGATCTGCGCCACCTTTGCCGCTGAAGCCTGCCCGTTCCTGACCCGGCCGCTGGCCAGACGGCGAACGGCGGGACTGGAAGATCTCGAGGATTGCACGGCCGGCATCGCCATCGATCGCAACCCGGGCGTCACCCTTCTGTGGGGATGCCTGCGCTACACGACCTTCCCGAGTAACGGCGGCATCCTGTTCGACATCGGCGCGCCCGAGGATCTGCGGTGGTACGCCCATGGCCGCGCCGCGACCCGTGAAGAGGTGATGGCCTCGATCACGTCGGGCGTGCCGATCCTGCGTGAGGTCGCCGAACAGGACGGCCCGCTGGCGATAGCTGACCTCGACAAGGCCCTTGAGCGCGCCCTGCGCCTGCTGCCGAAGGCCGCGTGATGGCCTGGACCCCCCCGCGACCTCCCGAACCCGCTGTAGGGCCCTTAGCGGGGCTGCTGCGTGCCTACTACCGCAGCTGTCAGTTCAGCCTGAAGCGCAACCCTTCCGCGGAGGAAGTGGTCGGCTTCCTTCTCGACCGCCTCATCGAAAACGATTTCGAGCTACTGGCGAAGCTGCACGCCAAGTCAGGGGCCAGGCCTTCCCCGCGTTCTGGTGGCCCAAAACAAGCAGCACCCTCATCCCTGAAACAGGAACGGAACCGAAAAAATGGCGTCAGTCACAAGGTTGTTCGCCGTGACTAAGAAGGCCCCGGCCCCGCCGCCGGCCCCGCTGCCGTACGTCAGCCAGGCCAAGTGGAACAAGCCGGTTCCGAAGATCAACTTCATCCCGGCGCAGTCGTGGCTTGGGTACAACTGGCTGGATAAGGATCCTGAGCTGGACCGGATCAAGGCGGCTATAGCTGACAGCGGCTGGACGCTTGAGCAGATCGAGCGGGAGACCGAGAAAAACGGCCACCGGGTGTCGAAATTCACCCTCATGGCCTGGATGTACGGCTCAACAAAACGGCCCCAGAACGCGTCAATGAACAACGTTCTCGCTGCGATCGGCTGGTCGCGTGAGTGGGTGAAACTGCGGTGACACCTCCCACCTGCGAACGCTGCGGCGGACCTCGCACTCCCAACTCTGGCAGGCTTTGCCGCGCCTGCTACTTAAGGAAAGACCCACCTGTGACCGCTGACCACCAACCCTCGCCCAGCCACGTCGATCTGCTGGAACTCGCCCGCTTCCTCGTCCTGCCGGGCGCCAAGCAGCTGCTGGAGGCCTTCGCCCAGATCCCACCAGGAAGGCTGCGGCAGACCGCCATCGATCATGTCGCGGCGATCGCCGAGGCGTTCGTGATCCCGCCGCAGTCGCTACGGGTCGATCCACTGCTGACTTCAGGTGTCGCCAAGGGCGGCGAGGCAGAGGTCGCCCAGCTGATTTCCGGCCCGCGGCGCGGCGTGGTGCAGACGGATGATCCTGAGGTGAAAGCCGTCGAACTGATGCTGGCTAATGTGCCGCCGACCGTAGCTGCTCAACAGACGGGCCTGACCGTCAATCAGGTGCTGGCTGCAAAGAAGGCCGCTAAGGGCCATGGCCTGAAGTTTCCCAACCTGCGGATCGGTCGCAAAGGCGGCACAGCCGCGATCTTCGTCACCGACATGGCGCAACTCGACACCGGTTACGGCGCCGCTGTGATGAGCCGCGCCGCTGCCGAGCGTGGTCTTGATCTTGAAGCCTACCTGGGGCGCCGCCGCCTGGCGCTGGATATGGCGATGGCCGGACGGCATGTCCGCGCGATCATGGAAGCGACCAAAGAGCCGAAGACCGTGCTGACCACATGGTTCACGACGGCGCGGCGGGCCGGTTACGAAGTCCCTTACATGTTTGACATCGAGACGCCGTCCGACGACGTGCCGGTCGCTGAGAAGCCGGGGGTTCGGGGCAAGTCGCGCGTCTCCCACGATCAGCGTGAGGTCACGGTGTACCGCTATCCGGTGTTTACGCCGCTCGACCAGCTACGGTCTGGCAAGGCGAGCGTGGAGAAGTGGTCGGCGAAGCGCGGGCTCACCGCGCAGCAGCTGTTCGACCTGCGGGAAAAGGTGGTCGAAATGCGGCTGGCCGGTGAGAGCCCGTCCATCATCGCCAACACCTTGAGGATGGACACCCACTTCGTGCGGAACGCCGCCGCGAACGCCGCTCGTGACCACGGCGTCATCTTCCCCCCAGCCAGAACTCTCAGGCGGCATGAACACGTCACCGTGCCGGAACGGATGGTGGAGCAGCCGACCAACGTCATCACCCTGCGGCGGTTCTTCGGGGATGTCGGTGACCTGCACCGTGGCGCCAAGGCTGCTGTGGGGAAAGCCGCCCAGGTGCGCGGGATGACGGTGCAGGCCTACCTCGATCTCTGCGAGAGCATCGTGCAGCACCGGATGGCGGGGCTGCGGGCGTTCGAGATCGCCGACCTGACCGGTGAGAAGCAGTTCATGGTGAAGGACATCATCGCCAAGGCGGTTGAGCGTGGCGCGGTGTTCCCGCCCTACAACGCCATGGCCTACGCCGAGGTGAGGAAGGCAGCAGCCCGTGGCTGACCACCCCGGCCCGCTCGATCCAAAGGTCGCCGAGACCGGCAGGCGGATCGGCAAGCTGATCGGCGACCTGATGCCCCCCGGCATGGGCTTCGCGCTGCTGATGTTCGATCTGGAAGGCGGCGGCGCCAGCCGGATGAACTACATCTCGAACGCCGAGCGTAAGGACATGATCGCCGCCCTGCACGAACTGCTGGCCAACTTCGAAGGCCGCAGCACCGGGGAGAAGGGCCATGCCTGATGCTGGCTGATCAACTTCTGGCCGATACCGGCGACCTCGACGCGATGATGTTCGGGGGCCTCGATCTCTACAAGATCCGGCTGCGCGCAGCCGAGAAATTCGTCCTCGACCGCAGCATTGGTGAAGTCGTCGGCGACATGCCCCGGCAGGCTGTGCGGGACGCCCTGCCGTTCTGTCGTCTGCCCTATCCGGTCTGCTGGCTGGAGATCGCGCAGCAGGACCGGCCGTTCTTCGCCGACGCTTTCTTCCACGGCCCCAACCATGCGGGCGCGAAGACCTACCAGCCGGTGCGGGTCGGCATTCTCTGCGAGCAGCAGGGCGACAATCCGCAGCGGTTCTGGGCGACCTTGGCATGGAGCTACAACGCCGCCGACCAGCTGGCCCAGGGCCTCGACACTCCGATGTCCATCAGTCCCGGTGGCGCGTCGATCTGGTGTGACACGTTCGACCACAAGCTGGGTGAGCCGTTCCTGCTGACCATGCAGGTCGCACCGTACTTCCGCGCCACCATGGAGATCATCGCGAGGAAGGATCCGAAGCTTGCCGAGCAGCTGGCCCGCTACTCAAACCACGACTGGGCCGGCGAGCCGTGGTTCTGGCTAGGCGTGCTGGCCCTCCTGAACGCCAGGAACGGGGCTGTCGCGATCCCGCGGGTGATCGATCCGGCGCTGAACAGAAGCCGCCGGCGGGCTGGAAAACTGCCTCTGACGGACTATCACGAACTGACCCTGCGGCTGTCGCCTGGAGAGCGTGGCGCACGCAGCCACGGTGGGGCGCGCGGTTCTCTGCGCGCCCACACCGTGCGCGGCCACTTCAAGCACCGCGCGACCGGCCTCTACTGGTGGCGCCCGTTCATCCGGGGGGATGTCGCCGAGGGGTTCATCGGCAAAACCTACAAAGTGAAATCATGACGCCAGAAGACCTGCAGGCCATGCTTCACGCAGTGCAGGCGGTGACGCCAACTGGCTGGCGAAGCGTGATCATCGCCATGGATGCTTACGGCGAGGTTCGCGTGGTCACCGATTTCCTCGACGCTGAACGGCTCACGCCGTTCGCTCTTGAAGCGGCGCTGGTCGCTATCAGGACCGGGCGCGGCGTTGAACTGAAGGGGCAATGATCGATGATCGAGCAGATCGGGTTTACAGCCACCCGTGACGGGCTCACCGGCCCGCAGCTGGTCGCCTTGTCAGAAGTTCTGGCCAGCCTGCCGCCGTATTCCGAGGGCCACCACGGGGACGCCATCGGCGGGGACGCGGCGATCCACCGGATGCTCAAGGCGATGGGCTGGCGGATCGTGATCCACCCGGCCTACGCCTCGCGGCACCGGGCGTTCATGCAGGACGCCGACGAGAAACGCCGCCCGAAGCGTCCGCTCGATCGCAACATCGACATCGTGCAGGAGACCAGCCGGCTGATCGCCTGTCCCGGCGGGATCGGCGAGGAAATCCGCAGCGGGACGTGGCAGACGATCCGCACCGCCAGGCGGCTGCATAAGCCGATCACCCTGGTCTGGCCGGATGGCCGGGCCGAGCCGGACAGCTGGCAGGAGAACGCCTGATGGACCCGCCAAAGGATCTCGGTGAGCAGAACGCCGAGCAGCTGTATGCGCTGATGGCGCAGCTGCCTGAAGGGGTCGAGATGTTCACCTTCATGTTCACCCGGGTCGAAGGCGAGACGGCGGATTACTGCTTCGTCGCGGGCAGCTGTCCGCCGGAGGAGGCGATACCGGTGATCCTTAAATGGATGGTGCGGGTGGCGACCTGCGTCGAGCCCGAGGAGCCGAGAGGACCGCTGCAGTGAAAGCCGAGCAGCTGACCCAGGCGCTCTACGACTACTGCCTGATCTCGGCGCGGGTCGAGGGCGCGCCGATGGGCTATCGCCTGCCGCCCTGGAAGGAACTTGTGGCGCGCGACCCGGACGACGCGATGCGCTGGCGGGACGCCGCCTGGGCGTTCCTTGAAGGCATCGGCGTCGATGTCACCTGGGACGAAGAGATCAGCTTCAGCGCCGCGATGATCAAGCCGCTGCCGGCTGGCCAGGACGCCGTCGAGGACGACGGGGAGGCCCACAAGATCACGCCGGACGGAGGCTGAGATGGCCGGTGAGTTCCAGACCCAGGAGTGCATCGAATGCGGTGTGCGCTTCGGCGTGACGCCCTACTTCGACGAGCGGCGGCGCGCCGACAAGCGCAGCTTCTGGTGTCCGAACGGCCACACCCAGGCCTACGTCGAGAGTGAGGCCGACAGGCTGCGCGGCGAACTGGACAAGACGCGCCGCGAGCGAGACCAGCTGAAGCAGAACGAGGCGTGGTGGTCGCAGCGGCTGGACCTGGCGCGGGAGGAACAGAAGGCGCTGAAGGCTCAGGTGAAGAAGATCACGGTGCGGGTCGGCCAGGGCGTCTGCCCCTGCTGCAACCGGCAGTTCGTGCAGCTGAAGCGGCACATGGCCGTGAAGCATCCGACCTATAAGGAGGCGGCGGCATGACCCGGGAGATCGTCTACACGACGACCCAGGCGCGGGCCCTGCTGCACATCGGCCGCACGCGGTTCTGGCGGGCGGTGAAGGACGGCGAGATCGAGACGTTCAGGTGGTTGGGGAAAACCTACGTTCGGGCCGAGGATCTCGCCTCGGCCCGTGACGCAGCGTTCGCTAGGCGGCGCGGCGGCGGCGGCGTGGCAGTGGCACGACGTTCGTCTCCTGCACCACCGCGCAGTAAGCCGCCCATGCGTCCATGATCGGCCGACGGAAGTCGAGGTAGTCCTCGCGGTTGTAGTCGCCTTCAACGCCCTTGCGGGCCTCAGGGACGTGCGCGAGGCATTCCTTGATGTGATCCCTGTCGAACAGCATCACCAGCATCTGCTCGCCGCTCGAACGGGTCACCGTGTCCTTCTGCTTGTGCGCCCAAGTCGAGAACGACGTGCGAAAGCCGTGCAGATCGATCTCGTCGTTCACTGAGTGCATCGCAACCCGCAGCGTGGCGTCGGATGGACCCTGACCGTCGTACATTCGAAAGATCGGCCCTGACAGCGGGTACTCCGTCTCACCGGGCGGGATCATCGCCTCAAGGATGTCATGGTGACGGTCGGTCAGCGGCACCCGGTGCGCCAGCCGCATCTTCATGACATCGGCCGGGATCACCCAGCAGTCGTTGTCGAGATCCAGCTGCGACCAATCGGCTTGGCAGGCTTCGCTGACCCGGCTGGCCGACAGGATCATCCACTCGAGACACTGGACGGTCACGGGACCGCCGTAGCCCTTTATGTCGCGCAGGAAGGCGCCGACCTCGGCGTAGGGAAGCGCCACGCGGGATGTCTTCTCGTGGTCGGTCTTCAGTTCCTCGCGGTGTTCGAGGTTGTCCTCCCAAGCGGCCGGATTGACCCAGCCCTCGGTGACGATGTGATCGTTGGCCTTGGCCCACGACAGCACAGCGCAGAGCCGTTGGCGGACCCTGCCAGCGGCCACCGGGTGTTTTTTCGTGTAGGGGCCCAGCATCTCCAGCAGGGCTTCACGGGTCACCTCGCCGGGGTACATGTCGGCCAGTTTGCCGATCAGGTCACGATGCAGGCTGCGGATCCACTTGGCCTGATTGGTCTTCAGATCCGGCGCGATGGCGGCGATGTGGTTCTCGGCCAACTGGTAGACCGTCTCGGCCTTCGGGGCGTTGGCCGCGGCGATCTTCGCCGCCCGCATCCGCTGAAACTCTTCCTTCGGGTTCTTCTTCTCGCCAAGGCGGTCATTGCACCACTGGCGCCACACGCGGGCCTGAGCCAGCTTGACCTTCTTGTAGGATCCCAGACCGACCTCGTCGGCCACCCCGTCGGTGAACTTGAAGACCCACGACGCCGACCTCTTGCCGCGCACGTCGAGCCAGAGCCCGCCGCCGTCATGCAGCTTGATGCGGACGCCGTCCTCCCAGGCCTTGGTGGCCTCGGCGTCGGTGATGAGCTTGCCGTTGGTGTTCAGAGCCATGATTTTTTCCAAGGTTTTTCCCCAAATCGGCTGGGGATTTCTGTCCTCGGGAGTGAACGGCAAAACCGTCGGTGGATCAAGCTGCACTCGGAGAATGGGCGGTTTTGGGCCTCAAACGAACACCGGAAAACCCGTTTTCGGCTTCTTGCTCAGAAGCCGAACATCGTTGATTTTATTAATCTTTGAGCCTATCTGCTCGCCTTACCCAATCCGTTACCCCGACAAATCGTCGCATGGGTGTCTGCGGGGCAGGTTGGATCACTGATAGGGCTCCTGCCCCTCGACCGCCGCGGGGGTTGCCGCGGACGACAGGCGGCTGGTCAGTTCGTTAATCGCCGCCTGCACCGGCCCTGCGTGCTGTTCTAGGTTGGCCATCAGATCCGGGTGATCAGTGTGGGCGATGCCGGTCTGCACGATCGCCTTAAGTTCGTCGTCGGTCAGGGTGAGGCCGTCCCGCATCTTGCCGACCGCGCCGAGCAGCATGCTGCCCCAGCCGCCCTTCGGCATCGACGGCAGGTCACCGGCGTCACCGAGCGCGCCCATCGCGTCGAGCCTGCTGGCGCTGCGGGAGTTCGTCGTCGGGTCGATCAGCCGGATGTTGCGGATCGACAGCAGCTGGTTCCGCAGGTTGTCGCGGAAGTTGCCACCCGCGGTCTGGCCGTAGATGGCGTCCTGGATCTGCTGCTGGTTGGGCTCGTTGGCCAGCGCGTTCACCGGCCGGATGCCGCCGGCCGCAACGTCGCCGATCGCGTCGGTCGCCGCCTGACGATAGCCGACACCGGCCGAGCCGCGGATGTCGGCTTCCGACACCGGGAACGGGGTATCGACGTTACTGGTGTTCATCCCGGTATGCTGGGCGAGTTCGGCGGCGAAGTCGTCCGGCGTGCTGCTGGCGACCCCGGTGCGACCCAGGTCGAGCGCGTTGCGCTGGCCCTGCATGCCGCGGTAGGTCGCCCGGGCC